ATCATTTCTTCTGGAGGATTGAAACTATCATCTTTTTCAATAACCCTTGAACCACCACCTTCTAGCTTTCTTTTTTTATAAACCATTTTTTTAGTGGTTTTATAATTAAAGTACATTAACGTGCAAGTGTCTCTGTAAAATATATCATTTTCGTAAAATTGGGCAACATTATAATAGTCGTACCAACTTTGGCTATATTTAGTTATTTCCTCTAAATCTGCATTGGTAAGTTTTGGGTCTATTTTTAAAAGTTCTACAACAGGTAAAGTTTTTATTTCACCCCAATAAAAACAATCTTTAAAATGCGGGTCTTCGGTATAACTATAAACCACATTTGCTGGGTCAACATAAGATATTTTAACACCAGCGCCAGGCAAAAACTCGTGCTTAGCAACCGACATACCTAGAACTGTACTGTCATAGTCTATTTGTTTTCTGATATCATCGTAATGATTTTCTTCAAAAACCGTATTGATTGCTTGTTCTTCTGCAATTTCAATAGCTGGTTTGTAGTTTAAATTCATGTACAAATTTAATTCTTCGTCATTTTCTGGTAAATCATCAGGATTCATAGTAAAAGGATTAAAACCTGTTGTGTCTTGTACTATCGACAAAACATCTTTAGCGGCCATTTGACCTTCTACCATGTCTTGATATTTGCTCCTTTTTGATTGAGACAATGCATCTTGAGCAAAAGCTTTTACTTTAAACTCTCTATCTTGCATCCCGTTTACAACGATATCTACAAATTTTGGTAATATAGGAACTGGTGTCCAATCTAAATTTAAATAAGATAAATCACCATCTACAGCTAATTCGTTTTTGTATTTAGCTACTGATTGTTCACCTCTTGCGTAAAGTCTTAATCTATTAAAATCCCTCCACTGACTGTAGTATCTACATCCGTTAGAATCTTTACGAAACCATTCGTATTGTATCGCCTGTCCTATTTGTAATCCAAACTCTGCTGTTTCCTTTTCTGCATCAGACACAAACTGACTAGGGAATCCTACAGATGAAATATTTATTGTAACATCTTTCATCTAATTAATTCACTTAAATATCCTTTATTATTATATCTTGCAAAGTTAAGGTTTATTTTTGATTGTTTTTTCTCAGGTAGATAAACATTCTTTTGATTCGCCATAATTGCGAGTCCTGAACTTATACTTGCATCAAACTTAGTTCTACTACTTATATCAAATCTTGCCCAATCTTCTAATGTTCTTGTAAAATACATAGAACCCATTTCATCAGCAGGTCTAAAACCACCATCCAAATCAAGCCCTACATGCTTTTCAATATAGGATTCAATTGCCGCAGCATGCGACTGCTTTACATCTTCTGAAGTGTTAGGTATACCCCCAAGCTCCTTTTCAGTCTTTGATAATTTATTATAATGTTTATCAGGCCTGTTCATACTAAATCCTCTATATCCTCTGTTTTTAAAATGATACAACAACCTTGGTTTGTTATTCTCTACAAGTATTGGCATTCCATAAAACACACAAGCCATTAATACTTCTTCAAAAAATATCTCAGCTGTTTGCGGTCTTGCTACATATTCTAAGAAAAACTCATTACTTGGAGCTTCATCCATATTATATTTAGTTAAACCGTGCAATGCTCCATTTGAACCTCCTCCTCCAACCGTACCCGATATATCATAACTATCACAACCAAACGCTCCTATATGCTCATTAGCTGGAAAAAATATACCGTGCTTTTGAATTTTTCTGTTATTAAAACCTTTTTTAGGCGTCCATGAAACTTTAAATCTACCCCTAGAATCTGGTGTCCATATAACCTCAGAATCTTTTATACCATCTTTCCAGTAGAATCTACCACGAGTTACGTGATGTTCCATAATTAATGAATCATTAAAATCAATCTGCTGATATATCTTAGTTAAATTAAACAGAGATGATTTACTCTCGTCTCTAAATGCGTGTGACTCTGTTCTTGGGAACTGTCTATAAAATTCATTTAGTGCATCAGGGTCTTTTTTAAGTGAATCTACTTCTGCCTCCCAGTAATCTATTGCTCCATTTGTAATCCATTCACCATCTACACCCGCTACAGGTTTATCAGGTTTTCTAAATACAGGCATACCATATCTATCTATAAACCCTTCCATATTCCACTCCATTGGAATAAAAAGTGAATACAGCCCAGATTTTGTTTGTCCGTTTGCATTTCTTGTAGATACATTAGAATCTTCATATAGTCTTTTAAAGTTTTCACCACCCTTATCAAGAGCGTTTGATGTAGAACCCATCATACATTTACCAATAATTTTACTTCCTAGTCTGAGACAAGTTTTAGTTACACGCCAGTTATTTAAAATGTTATTAGGTTTTATCCACTTACCAGATTCATCGTGTACAAGTAGTAAAAGTTTTTCCCCATCATAAGAGTTATCATCTGTATTCTTCCAGTCAATTGTTGTATCAAGACCTGTTAATTCTTCATCTACATCATCATACATATTCTTTTTAGTAATCTTAGAAGCTGGAACTCTAAATGCTAATTCTGTTTTTGGTTTATCCATACCATCCTGTATAGGTTTGAAAAAGAATGGCAGTCTATTTGCAATAGGCACAACTTTATCTGTAAACATTTTTTTTGCATCAGAACCTGTCTTTGAAAGTATACCAACCCTAGAATCTCTAACAAGCGTTCCTGTATTCACACATTCTGATGACCCCATAAAAGAAAAACCTGAACGTCTTATCTTTAAATAATCAAGTCCAAAACATCTATTGTCAGCTTTACAAGCTTCCCAGTATAAAAAGAATATTCTATTTGCTTCTCTGTAATCAGGATAACCAACATCAATACTAGTCCACTGCAAATACATATAATGAGCGCCTGTTATATATGTAGGCTTTCCGTTGTTGTAAAACCAAAATCCCAGTTCTCTTCTATCAAACTCCTCTTCGATATAATCTACCCACTTGTTTTTAAATAAAGGTGGTCTTTCGTTCCATTGAAATATAGAATTTATTCTTGTTAAATCTTTCGGAAGTTCTTGTCTTTCCCAGTATTGGTTTTCTTTTTTATCAGAACGTTTAAACAATTCCTCCGGTTGTTTAGGTAAAGCTATTGCTAAACCATTGATATTAATTATCTGCCCTATCTGCCCTGATTTAGATATAACAACTACATCATACTTTTCATTATACCCATACATCCAAGTCTTAGCTCTATTCTTTTGCGTAAGAACAGACTTAGGAATATAATCTTTAATTACTTGATATAAATTATTTTGACCTTCTTTCTGCAAATCCTTGTTTTGTATTTGTTTTATCTATTTGCCCACCTGAGTTTATAACTTCTTCTTCTAAATCTATTTTGTTTAGTATTTCAAACGCATCAAATATAGCTAGCTTTTTTGTAGCAGCTGCGTTCTTTAATCTATCAGCAGCAAGCTCATCATCAGGGTCAGGCTTTATAATATCTTCTTTTGCTACTTTAATTAGTTGCTCTACAGCTCTACGCCCTGCGTGTATAATTTCTTTTTTTAAATCTTCTGACTTCATAGTTTCATCGTTATTTGATGGTCATACATTCTATATAACTTTTCATCATCTACCATAAACTCATATTCACTCTCTGGTTTGAAAGATATTCTATCTCCTTTGTTTACTCCTTGTGAAGATAAATATTTGTTTGGGTATTTCATAATACCAACAAGAGGTTCTTCCGTTCCAAGCTTTGATATAAATGAATCTTCTTTTTCTACAGGTTTTACAAAACAATACCTGTCATGACAATTCCACATATCATCTTGTTTGTACATAAAGAACTGGTCGTTTTCAATAAAGAATAAATTGTCTTTAAAAAAACTCTTACCAGATTTTACTCTTCCTTTCATATCATTGTAAAACTTAAAGACATTGTGATGTACTAAAAGTATATCGCCAACTTTTATTGGCCCATCATAACCAAGAGGCACAGCAACTACTACACCTTGTCTGTTTGAAGCTTTATGGTTTTCCTCAGAGGTACTTGTAATAAACTCCATACCCTCTATGTTTTTTGTATTTGTATACCTTTTATCATCTAAAGGTTTTACAATAAAATAAAATGGTGACCTCATTAAAAATTAATATTATATTCTATCGAGACGGGCATATTAGAGTTAAACTCTTTCCACAAAAGAATCTCGTCATTGTGTTGTATCCAAATCTTTATACTATCTGATTGCTCTACGTACTGTATTAAATGTATTACGTATTTGCCTCCTAACACCTCTTGCCCTACTATGTAGTGCATTGCACTAGACTTATAGTCTTGACCAATAGAGATTTTTCTTATATCCATTAGATTAAATTTAATTAATACAAAGATATAAATTATTTACCTGCCCTGACCTCTGTATCTCTTAAGGTAATTTTTAGATGATTTGAGTTTTGATGATTTAGTTTTTGAGTGAACTCCCGGTCTGCGCTTCTTGGGTCTTTCAATATAAGCATAAGCAATATTACGAGCCATTTTTTTGAATTGATTTAAATTTCTCCGCTCCTCTTGAGCCGAAGTATGCTACATAAACAGTAATAAGTAAAGACTTAAGAAGGTCAACCCATCCACTATCTACATTAAACCATCCGCCTGTTGAGTCAACGAATATTAAAACCACCATTGATATTGTTAAAAATATTAAAGCCAGTGGTCTAGTATTTTTGGATAACCAAGAATCACTCTGCATATCACTGGCCCAGCGTTTAGATACTTCTTGCATTTCAATTGTATCCTGCTGTAATAAGGCTAATGCTTTTTCTTTATCTTCAGGCGGAAGTACAGGGTCTTTCTTAATTAAGTTTTTTACCATACCCATCACACCTTTGTCTGGAAGTACATCTCCAAAAGAATCTATAATTGAAGAACCAGCTCCAGATAAAAACTTACCTACTTTCGTGTCTTTAAATTTTTTCTTGCTCATATTACCATGTATTTAGATTTGCCATTTTCTTTGTATGCTTTCAAACATCTCCCTCTATTTTCGTCTGGACTTACATAAGATACGTGCACCCAATCTGGATTATCGTCATCTCCAAACTCCCATATCATCTGGTCAAAGTTTAAATTTTCTTTTATATAGTTATACATCTCGGCATTTGTTTTATGACCGAATGTATCATCCAGGTCAATTGCTCTACCCTGGCAATGCTGTGATTTTGAACTCCCACCAATAGCAGTATTCAAATCTGGGCATCTGTAAAATGAATTTATTTTTATTGGCCCTCCTACCCACTCACGCAGTGGTTCAAATATATGCTTAGCAATTGCCTGCATATTAGCAAGAGCATAACCATCAGGTGTATTGTCAATATCTAGTCTTAATGCTGTATTTGATTTGACTGCTTCTTTGTAAGATATATGTGGGCTTATTTTTTTAATAACTGATAAACTTTAATAATAGTATAAATAATAGTTGCTAGAAGAAGTATACTCTGCAGCACCTCGTTTATTTCAGCTACACTTATTACTAAAACTGTTATACCAAGTACTGTAGGTTCAAAATCAAAGTTCATATTATTCTGTTATTAAATCCCAGGCTTGAGTTTCCTCATTCCAAGAATAATTATTATCATCTTCTGGCTTTGCTACAGGAGCTTGCCAATCATGGTTTTCATCTAGCGACCAACTTGGAAATGGCTGCGGTGCAACAAATACATCGTTGACATCATCATAAGTATACCCAACTCCTGCAAACTGTTTTCTCATATTGTTGTTATAAGATGTTTGTACCCAATTTGTATGACCAAATAAAGAGTTACAAAACTCTATGCCTTTGTTTTCATACTCAACGCCGTTAGCTCCTTTGAGCTCATTGTTGTGTACAACAATAACTTGTTTTACTACGTTATTCTCATCAAGTTCTGCAAAGTGTGCCATAATTATTTTTTTACAAAGTTAATTAAATTTTATTTACGAATGTACGTAAGTTCCACTACCTGTATATGTTAGTATTGTTTCACTACCTACTGTCGTTACAGTTGGACTTCCAGTTGTAGTTCCTGAATAATCTGATGTGTTCATTCTTAAAATTACAATTCCAGAGCCTCCTGCTCCACCATCATACCAAGAAACTCCACTTTGGAATCCCCCACCACCACCACCACCACCAGTGTTTGTAGTTCCTGTTCCAACAGTTGCATTTCCAGCTGCTCCGTTTCCTCCTCCTCCGAGTCCTCCGTTTCCAGCAGTTTCTCCTTGTCCGTTTCCTCCACCACCTCCTCCAGCGTAAGTAGTTAATGTTCCTGTTATAGAGACAGCTAAACCATTACCTCCATTACCTGAAACTGATGAAGTAGTTCCGCCACCTGCTTGAGCAGCACCCCCCCCTCCTGAAGAAGGTCTTAAATCAGCAGGTGTACCTGAATCAAAAGTTGATGTTCCACCTGCAAAACCCTGTGATGTTGTACCTGAACCTCCAGCTGGGTCTGTTCCTAAATCACAACCTGCACCACCACCAGAACCACCTGTATTACCAGCACTATTATTTTTAGCTCCTCCACCACCACCAGTAGATGAAATACTTGCATTACCTGTTATAGATGTAGTTGAACCATCTGTACCATTATTTCCTGAACCTGTTCCTGTTCCTCCTGCTCCACCAGAGCCGATAGTTATTGTATAAGTACCTGAAGAAAGTGATATATTACTTTCTGCAGAAGAACCTCCTCCAGAAGCTGAACCGTAAGATGTTCTTAGACCTCCAGCACCACCACCTCCACCAGTACCTCTACCACCACCACCTCCACCTGCTATGACAAGAAATGACATTTCACCTGCTGGTATTGCTATGACTCCGTGTTGATATGCTCCTGAACCTGTATATTTCAATATTGTTTCTGAACCAATGGTTGTAACTATTGGAGAACCTGTAACGAAACCAGAATAATCTGATGTATTCATTCTAAGAATAACAATTCCAGACCCACCACCTTTACCAGCATAAGAGGCAACTCCTCCACCCCCTCCACCACCTCCGGTGTTAGCAGCTCCTGCAGTACCAATAGCGCTTGTCCCAGCTCCAGAACCTCCTCCATCTGTTCCAGGTATATTTGAACCAGCTTTGTTTCCTCCAGAACCCCCTCCGGCATACCCTACATTTGTTCCTGTTATAGGTACTGTAACTCCAATTCCTCCTGGCCCAGCTGATGATGTGCTTCCAGTAGTTCCGACAGAGCCAGCACCTCCTCCACCTCCACCGTTTCTTTCAGAAAACGTACCACTTGTACTTGGTGAACCGTTACCTCCAGCAAATCCTTGATTAGCAGTACCTGCTGCTCCTGCGGCACTATTATATCCACCACCTCCTCCACCAGAACCTCCTGATGTTGATACTTCTGCAGGCAGACCTATTCCACCACCACCTCCTCCTCCAACAGAGGTAATAGTATCAAGAACTGAATCGCTTCCGCTTATTGCAGGACCTCCTGCAGTTGGATTGTCTGCTCCTCCTGCTCCGACTGTAATAGTATAAGTTTTAGTAGTTAAGGTAATATTGCTCTCTACAGTTCCCCCTCCTCCGGTTCTTACATAAGAACTTCTAAGTCCTCCAGCTCCACCACCACCAGCACCATTGTTATTGTCTGACCTGTGTCCTGAACCACCTCCTGCTACAACTAAATAAGCCATCTCTCCAGATGGAATAGCTGGTTGCGCTGGGTTTTCTTTAAATGCTACGTATAGGTAAGTTCCACCTGAAGCATTAATTTCACTGTCTGATATTTGTGGTTCAAAACTAGTTGCATCAAAATCTACAAATTTAGTTGCACTTCCTGTTTGCTCTGCTTGGTTATTATTTGCTTCTAATCTATTGTTTCTTGGGTTTGATGTATTTCTTACACTATCAAATATTAACCAACCCCCTGTGCTATCTGACCTTTTAATCATAATCCATGAAGGTTCAAATCCAATTGTTACAGTATTACCGGCTGCACCTGTTCCACTATAAGTTCCAACTTTACTAAATCCATCGATTGATTTAAATGCGTAAGCAATATATTGGTCATTTAATTTATTTGTATTATTACTTGTTGATGAACCTGCAGTACAAGTAAATGTAGTAGCTCCCAATCCATCTCTTGTAATTGAACCATCTCCACTTAAATTAGTTGTTTCCGCTCCACTTGTATTAAAAAATAAATAACCATTTGCATTAGCTAAATAAGTAGATGTAGCTCTCCAGTTATCAATTACACTTAATGTTTTCATTATTAAAAGCTCAGGCGTACTTGAAAGACCATGGCCAATAGTAGCGTTGTTCACGCCATCTCCAGTCCATTTGATAATACTAAATCCAGCTGCTTGATTTGCAGCTACAATAACATTCGTATTACTTCCATCTGTGTTAATTGTAGAAATTGGATTTGATTTCCAAGCCCAATAAACAAAATTTGAACCTGAATTATTTATTGAAGTATGATTTGCGCCTCCTTGAACTGAAAACCCATTATCTGTAAATGTCGCTGTATTACTTCCGTTTGTAATTAAAGCACCTGTTGAATTTGTTATTAATAAATCAGGTTGAAATAATGAAGTGTGTATCAAATGACTAAATGTACCATCTGTTTGTTTATTCCATAAAAAAGATGGTTCAAATCCTAAACCCGATACATTTCTATTTGTGCCTGAACCTGTATATAAATCTTGACCAAAACTATCCGCTAAAACTGGAGCAGTACTCGGGTCTGAAGCAAATGCTATATAGATATATGTTAGCCCACTTCCATTCCAATTGTTGTTTGTAGTTGGGCCAACTTGAAAACCGTTAGTTAAAAAGTCTAATCCAAAATCAGCAAACTGGCCTTCTTGGTCGCTAGTATTTGCTCTAATATATCTGTCTCTTGGGTTGCTAGGATTCCTTTTATTATCATGTATCATCCAATCATCAGCATTTGAAAGGTTCTTAATCATAACAAACGCAGGTTCAAAACCTGTATTAATAATTGGCCTATTAGTTGTGCTTCCGGTCCCTGTGTATGAGCCAAACTTTGAATAGCCTGTTTTTTCTGCAAAACAATATGACACATATTGACCAGTGTTAACATTTGTATCCTCACTTGTACCTGTGTTTTGATATAGTAATGTAGATGAGGGTACTTGATAATAAGGATGATTTACACTAGACCCACTATTTTGTTCTGCAGAGTCTGCATTTAAATATAACCAATTAGGATATGTAGAATGACTCAAGCCTAAATCTTTATGATACACACTCCAGTTATTAGCAGCATCTAATCTTTTAGAAACAATAAAATCAGGTGTATCGTTTAATCCGTGACCTATTGTACCTTGTGTTCCTGTACCAGTCCATGTAAGAATACTAAATCCTGCTATTTTGTTTACCTGTACTGTACTTGTTATTGTTCCATCTGTATTGCTGCTTGTCGTACCTCCATTTGATTTCCAACACCAAGCAACAAAAGTATTTCCATTAGAATTTACCGCATTTTGACTTGTAAGTGTGAACCCATCAGAATCT